GCCTTATGTCGTGATTGCCCAGCCTCGTCGAAACTTAGAAGAGACTGCGGCTCAAAACTTTGATGGCTATGATGGCCTTCACATTGACTTACTTGGCTTTTCCCACGGCTTTTGCAACATCGGCGGTGAGAAGGTTGACGTTGCTCGTAACTACTTGATTGAGCAAGCCCTTGAATCAGGTGCCAAGTATCTGTTTTTTGTAGGTGAAGATACTGTCATCCCCTATGACGGCTTCAAAGTGTTGCACGAAACAGCAGAAGCCAATCCCGGCTGCATCGTGACGGGCGTGTACTACATCAAATGCTCAGATGCAATGATCATGGTACGTAATGGCAACTGGATCACGATTCCCAACGTAGACCCCGGCCAACTGATTGAAGCGTGGCAAACAGGCATGGATGCCATGCTCATCCCGATTGAGATCCTGCGTCAGATGAAAAAAGAAGCGCCTGACGTACCATTTTGCTGCATTGGCAATAACGTCGATGGTCCCAAGGGTGTCATCCCATTTATCGGTGAAGATAACTTCTTTGTCCACCGACTGCATAAGCGTGGCACCAAGCTCTTAGTGAACACGGATGTTCAGTGCTTGCACATGGACCTTGCCTCGGGTATGTACACCGCACACCCCTCAGTCAATCTTAAGAACTTCTATACCAACATCAAGCCCACCAGACCCCTGACGCTGGATGACAAGGACTTCATTGATCGCCGCTGGCATGATCGCCTGCCTGAAGGCTCAGGAGCCAAACCCCAATATGCTGGCATCATCAGTCGCCTGATGGAAGAAGGTCAGTCCATTAAGTTCAATATGGGCTGTGGCATGGAACGGCTTCCCGGCTATTTGGGCGTGGATAAGCACAGTGATCGTGCTGACATTCGTATGGATGTCTTTGAGTTATCACTGCCAGAAAACTGCGCGGATGAAGTCTTGGCAAGCCATTTGATTGAGCATTTGCCCATGCACCGTGCGCCAGAAATTCTGATGAAGTGGCGTGATGCACTAAAGCCAGAGGGCAAGCTTGTTATTGAAACGCCCGATCTGCAAGCACTGTGCAAAGAGTTTGTTGAAGGCAAAGACAGGCATAACATCGCTGCCTGCATATTTGGTGCTGCGGTAGAGAACCCTAATGATCCTGAAGTCAAGGAGAAGGGTGCTTTATCTCCCCACCTTTGGGGTTACACGCCAGAAACATTAAAGGATCTGGTGGAAGCCATTGGATTTAAGAACGTGCATATCTTGCCCGCCAAGGGTCAGCACCCCGGCAAGAACTTCAGACTTGAGGCTATGAAGGAGGCCGCATGAGCATCTCACTGGAAGGCTTAATATCCCCTGGCGGGGACGAGACTCGGGCATTAGCCCTTCTCAAGGTGGAGCATAACGGCCTGATGTATGACTGGCAGGCTTTTGTGCCGCCCGATACAGATCTCACAGCTTTCATAGCGCAGTCTGAATCGGCTATCAAGGCACAGATTGACGCTAAAGAAGCAGCGTGGGCAGCGCTCACGCCTAAGACTCGGGAAGTCACTGACCCGCTAACAGGCGAAACAAGGACAGTGCCGATTGAAAAGTCAGAGATTGTGCGGCCTGACATTCCTGACTATTACGCTAAACGCCGTGCCGAATACCCATCCCTTGGCGATCAACTTGATGCCTTGTGGAAGGGTGGGGACGCGCAAACAGCTATGCAATCTCAAATTGCTGCGGTCAAAGCAAAATATCCCAAGGGGTAAATCATGGCAGGCATCGTGATCATGTTTTTTGGAGGCGGCGTCATCCTCATTATTCCTGACGGCACGTTTTCTGGCGCTGCCATGATGGATACGCCTTTTGGTGGCTAGCTATGAACTGGTCAGACGTACTTAAAGCCGTTATCCCGGTCATCGTAGCTTCGCTTGCGTGGCTGCTTGGGCAAGTTGCTGACTTTTCTACCCGTCTGACCAAGATCGAAGGGTCCATGCCTGCCTTGATTACCAAGGAAGGTGTGCCGACCGATAGCCCAATCTCTGCTGAGAAACGCGCCTTACAGAAAGAGCAACTCATGCAGCACATTAACGAGCTTCAGGTCAAGGTGAGATTGCTTGAAGAGCGCGAGAAACTAGGGAAACGGTAATGTTTGAGCTTCTTGGCGGCGGTCTTTTAGGTTCTATCTTCGGTGGCTTATTTAGGCTTGCGCCTGAGATCCTGAAGTTCTTAGACAAAAAGAACGAACGCCAGCACGAGCTGTCTATGTTCCAGCTCCAGACTGACTTGGAAAAGCTTCGCGGTGAGTTTCGCATGGAGGAGAAGTATGTTGACTACTCCATTTCGCAGATGGATACGATTAAAGAGGCGTTTAAGGAACAGGCTACCACTGCTAAGGAAGCTGGGTGGCTTGCGTCTTTTATCACTGCTATTACCCGTCCGGGCCTTACTTGGATTGCTTTTGGCGTGTACGTGGCTGTTAAAGCAGCGGGGTTGACGATTGCGTTTCAAACCAATGCTAATTGGGCTGAAGTCTTAACCAAGTCATACGACGAAGATGACTTCGCCATGCTGAACATGATGCTTACGTTCTGGTTTGTAGGACGGTCTATAGAGAAATACAATAAATCGTGAATGAAGCTAAAAAACTTGCTAAAGATGTACTGATTAAGCCTTTTGAGGGACTAGCCCGACGTTTGCCTGATGGACGAGTGCAAGCCTATCCAGACCCCGGAACCCGTGGGCATCCTTGGACCATTGGATGGGGAGCCACAGGACCAGACATCAACCCCGGAACCGTCTGGACGATGCAGCAATGTGAAGACGCCTTGGACCATCATGTGGAGTATTTTGTCAGAGGTCTGGTAAAGCTATCGCCCACCATTCAAACTGCACTGCCAAGACGCATTGCCGCAGTGACAAGCTGGGTCTACAATTGTGGCCTAGGGAACTATCGGGTTTCCACGTTCAAGAAGCGCGTTGATGCGGGGGACTGGGATGGCGCAGCAGACCAATGTATGTTGTGGAACAAAGCTGCCGGACGTGTTCTCCCCGGCCTCACCCGCCGTCGCGCTGCCGAAGCTGCCTTAATGAGGTGAAGCGTGCCATTCCTCAAACTTAATTTTCGTCCAGGGATTAATCGAGATCAAACTAGCTATTCCGGTGAAGGTGGCTGGTATGAGTGTGACAAGATTCGTTTCTTTTCAGGCTACCCGCAAAAACTTGGGGGCTGGCAAAAAGCTACGCCTTATTTTTATTTTGGCACGTCAAGGCAGTTATTCAACTGGATAACGTCTTATAACGACAACTTACTTGCTGTAGGTACTAACAACCACGTTTATATTGAAGTAGGGGGTCAGTTTTATAATATAACCCCGATTGAACGTTCTGTAGTCTCTAGTATGCCTATTACTTCTGTTGAGGCTTCAGGGGGAATTAATTCTATTAGCTCTGTAACAAACACGGTCGCTCTTTCCGGCGTTAGCTCTACAGGTTCTGTAGGTACAGTTGTGTATACACCATGATATCTTTTAGCGCATCTGATGGGTCTTCCACAATAACGGTTACTGACCCTAATCACGGTTCTCAGACTGGTGATTTTGTTACTTACGCTTATGCTGTGTCGCTTGGCGGGAATATAACTGCTGAAGTTTTAAACCAAGACTATGAAATTACAAGAGTAGATTCTAGTACCTACACCATACAGGCTAGGTCTACCGATAAATCTCAGATTGTTCCTGTCCTTGCTAATTCTTCAGATGTAGGTAACGGCGGTACACTTACTAATGCTTATTACGGTATACCTTCTGGGTACGCGGCTACTACTTACGGATATGGTTGGGGTGCGGGTACTTGGGGCGGTATGCCGTGGGGTCTATCTGCGCCTACCCCAGTTGCTTTAATTCAACGTGATTGGTGGTTTGACAATTTTGACAATGACCTAGTAATGAATATCCGAAAGGGGGCTATTTATTATTGGTCTCGTGGGTCACTTTCGTCACCAGATACTGCGTTAGCTACACGGGCTGTACTTCTTTCTGCTTTGCCGGGTGCGGCGGATGTACCTGAGAGGGCGATGCAAATTCTTGTATCGCAAAATGATAAACATCTTCTCGCTTTAGGTTGTCAACCATACGCTGGACTACCAGGGGATTATGACCCATTGCTTATCCGTTGGGCTAGTCAAGACGAACCGCAGATGTGGACCCCATTAATTACAAACTCTGCTGGGTTTATTAGAGTTTCACGCGGTTCTGAAATTGTTCGTGGAGTATCAACAAGGCAAGAAACTCTTGTTTTTACAAATTCATCTTTATATTCGCTGCAATTTACTGGCACAACAGAAGTTTTTACTCTACAAGAACTAGCAGACAACATATCTATTATCAGCTCTCGCGCAGTTACAACGGCAAATAACGTAACCTATTGGATGGGCCAAGATAAATTCTATGTCTATTCGGGGCAGGTGCAAACCCTACCTTGCACTATAAGGCAGTATGTATTCCAAGACATAAACTTTGACCAAGTAAATCAAATTGTATGTGGCACCAATGAAGGGTTTACTGAAATTTGGTGGTTTTACCCAAGCGCTAATTCAGACTGGAATGATAGATACGTCATCTTTAACCACTTAGAAGGTGTTTGGTACTACGGTACTTTAGTCCGTACAGCTTGGCTTGATACTGCACTAAGAGCTAATCCCGTTGCCGCGTACACTGGACAAAATGATACGGTGGGGTACGAATATCAGCATGAAATTGGAGTAAATGACGGCGATGCTCCGATGACTTCTTATATTCAGTCGTCTGATTACGACCTCGGTGATGGCGAACAATTCATGCTTACTCGTCGGTTACTGCCTGATTTTAACTTTACGGGGTCAACTGCTGCTACACCGACAGTGACGCTAACGATGAGACCCAAGCGGTTTTCTGGATCGGCTTATGCGAACACAGCGTCTGATTCTCAGAATGTAGCCTCAACTTATGCAACGTTGGACCAGTACACAGAACAGGTGTTTGTACGTGCTCGTGGACGACAGATGGCGTTTAAGATTTCTTCGGATGGTTTAGGTGTTCAGTGGCAGTCTGGTTCGCATCGTCTTGATGTAAGACCTGATGGTAAGCGATGAGCTACTTTAATTTTGTTTCTCCTGTTTTACCACTGCCAGCGCCGCAGTATGACGTTCGTCAACTTAACGAACTTAATCGTGTCTTACGCCTTTATTTTTCTAGGTTTGATAATTTTGTACTCCCGTACGGTGCTTTCTACGATACAACAGATCAAACTGCTGCTAGTACAACAACCGCGTATCCGATAACACTCAACTCAACTTCCTACTCAGTGGGTGTCGGTATAGACGCTTCCAACACTTCAAGGATTTACGTCAATACCGCAGGTACGTACAATATTCAGTTCAGCGCACAGCTCGTTAATTACTCTAATCAGTCTGAAGATATCGACATTTGGTTCAGGAAAAACGGTACAAATATTGCCGATTCCAACACAAGGTTTGGGCTTGCAGCTAGGAAAGGCCCATCAGACCCATACCACACTGTGGCTGCTCTTAATTTCTTTGTCGCCCTGCTAGCGGGTGACTATGTAGAGCTAGTCTGGTGTTCAACTGAAGCGTATACTACCGCTGGGACAGGTGCGTATCTTGAACACTATGCAGCCCCGTCAAGCCCAACAAGACCTGCAATACCGTCCGTCATCGTAACGGCAACTTGGGTTTCTTCGTAAGGAACAATCATGTCTATCTATTCTGCCCAACAACTTGCTAGCATGGGTCGCGGTAATGACAGCATGTTGGTTCATATGACACCCAGAGAAGTCGGTGGTTTACAAGCTCTTGCTATGGCTCAAGGTGGGTCTCTTAGTATTAATCCAAAAACTGGTCTCCCTGAAGCTGGCTTCTTAGACAGATTACTACCGACAATTATTGGTGCAGGTCTTACCTTCTTTTCAGGTGGAGCAATTAATCCACTTACAGCAGCAGCCATTGTCGGTGGTGGCGAAACAATTCGTACAGGTGATCTTGGTAAAGGCTTTATGGCTGGCCTTGGTGCGTTTGGCGGCGCTGGACTGGGAGGTGCGCTTGGCGGCGCTGGGTCGCTTGGGGCACAAGCTGCAAATGTTACAGCACAAACGGGGGTTGCAAATCCGATACTTTCTGCTGCATCTCCTGGGTTAGATGCTGCTTCAGCGGACGTTCTTGGTCAAATGATGAGGGAAAAAGGCGCAGAAGCGGCATCTGATTTTGCCGCAAAACCACTTTTAGACCAAGCTAAAGGAAGCCTTGCTACGTTAGGTCAGCCCGGTGGTTTGTCTAATTTAGGTAGTAATTTAATGGGTCAGTATGGGGGTAAATATGGTGCGATGGCTGCGGCTTTCCCGGCAGTAAGCGAGCTTATGCGTCCACCTGATGTCAAGTTCCCTGAGAAAGAAGAAGATAAAAACAAATCACCTGCTCTACCTATGCCGCGTGTGTATAACCCTATACAGGCAGATCCAAGAAAAATATCAAGTGAGTACAACTACTTTGATCCATCTAACCCGTATCCGGGATTTATGAGGGGCTAAAAATGGGTAAGGGTTCTTCAAATAGATATTCTGTGCCTTCTAGGAAAGAGTCGCAGCAGTTTGTACCTCAATCTGCTAGCGCATACCAAGCATTTCCTAACCCTCAAAGAGAACAAACCTACAACTTTAAATCGGATGTAGATAATACTTTGGCGGGTCTAGGGGCTATTTTTAATAGTTTTCAACAACCTAGCGCACAGCAACAATCTAGCCAACTTGGACCTTCAGGTGGGTTTACGATGGATATGGTGCCACAGCAGCCCCAATATTTACCAAACCCATATTCGCAGCCAATAGATAATTTCCTTTCTCCATATAGTGCAGTTAATAGGCGCTATGCACCACCTCCTAGGATGGTGCCACAGCAGTTTGTCCCTCAATCTGCTAGAAACTATGTATCGCCTTTTAGCGGTTTTACTAGTAAAGAGCAAACTTACTACGACCTTACGAGAGGTACTAAGCCCCCTCCCGCCCCTGTGAAAACGGTAACTGCTCCTGCGGAATCCGTAGCTGCCCCTGCTTTTGATTATGGCTATTCTGATTATGTTGCTGGAGCCACTGGAGGCGTAGTTAAAGCTGCGACAGGCCGATACCTTCAAGGTCCGGGGGATGGTACAAGTGACTCCATCCCTGCTACGATTGGTAACGCACAGCCTGCTCGATTAGCTGATGGTGAGTTTGTCATCGACGCACGTACGGTTTCAGAGATCGGTAATGGCTCATCAAACGCAGGTGCTAAGAAGCTTTACGCCATGATGGAGCGGGTACATAGAGAACGTAAGAAAGCTAAACGTGGGCAGGATTCAAATGCAGACAGGTTCTTACCAAGGTGAAATTCAAGTTTCGATGGTGCCTAGAGAGTATGTTTTAGCTTGTTGGCCGAAAGTTAAAGAATATCTTCAAGGCGCGGCTGATTACACGTTTGGCAGATACGAAGTAGAAGATATTCTTGACTCCATCATGGAGTATGACCATACGCTTTGGATTGCGTTTGATACATCAGGAATAAAAGGTGCGGTGGTAACTAATTTTTGTCATTACCCTAGGAAAAAGTACCTTTCTATGGTGTTTTGCGGTGGCGAAGAACTTGATACATGGAAGCCTTCAATGCTTAAGCTTCTCCAACATTTTGCGTATGACAACCAATGCGACGGTGTTGAAGCTACTGCTCGACTAGGCTGGACTAAGATTTTTAAGGATGACGGGCATAAACCGTTGTGGCAGACTTTTCAGTTACCTGCGGCTGAAGCGGGTTTAGGAGTACATCATGGGTAAAGGCAGCAGCAGCAGCCAACCAACACAGCAAAATGTCGTGCAGACTACTCTGCCTGACTATGCTAAACCATACTTTGAAAACATAATGGACAGAGCGCAAGCTCAGTCTTATCAACAGTACGTCCCGTACCAAAACGAAAGGACTGCGTACTTCACCCCTGGACAACTTCAGACTCAGCAAGAAGTTATGGGTATGCAAGACCCAACACAGCTTTATGACGCTTCCAATATCGCAGAGCAAGCAGCTAGACGGTCACTAGGTACATCTTATAGCCCTACACAATTTAATGCTCAGATGGGTCCAGCAGAGCGTGTGTATTCGCAAAGTATTTATGCGCCAAATATCCAAGCAGCTAAAACTACTTATAACCCACAACTTCAAGACATCTACGCACAAAGAACAGCAGATATTAAGGCTCCACAACTATCAGGTTTTAGAGATGTCACTGCCCCAGAGTTATCTGGTTTTAGAGATGTTAATGCTGAAAGAGTTAGTGCTGAAAATATACAAGCAGCCCAGTCCAATTATCGCCCTGAACTAAGGGATATTTATGCGGCTGCGCCTGAACGCGTATATACAGACCGTATTTCTGCGGCTCAACTAGCAGGACCACAACAATTTACTGCTCAAACCGCACAGCAATATATGTCTCCATACATGCAGAATGTTGTAGACGTTCAGAAAAGGGAAGCTTTGCGAGATGCTCAAATAGCACAACTTGGGCAAAATCTGGGTGCAGCAAGGCAGGGTACGTATGGTGGGGCTAGACAAGCTCTTCTTACTGGTGAACGTGAACGTGGGTTGCGTACGCAGCTTGGTGATATTCAAGCTGCTGGGTCTGAAAAAGCATTTGGACAGGCGCAACAACAATTTGAACGTGATCGTGCAGCACAAATTCAAGTTGGTTTAGCCAACCTAACTAACGAACAACAGGCCCGAGTTCTTAGTGAGTCTAACCGTTTGCAATCTATGGGTATGAACCAAGATGCAGCGTTAAAAACAGCACTCGCTAATCAGCAGTCTGGGCTTCAGACTCAGCAACTTAAGACACAAACTGAGTTGCAAGTTGAGCTGGCTAATCTCAGCAACCGACAACAAGCTGCTGTTCTAAATGCGGCTAATAAGCTCCAAGCGGCAGGTATGAACCAACAAGCGGCATTACAAGCCGCTCTTGCTAATCAGCGAGGAGATCTTGAGTCACAACAACTAGGCGCACAAATGGAGATGCAGGCGGCGCTTGCTAACCAACAAGGGGATCTTTCTACGCAACAACTAGGCGCAC